TGCTTTCTCTCGATAGAGGCATGCTCCAAAGATTCTATGATTATGAATCAATGGATGAATATTCTGATATTTCTAGTGCGCTGGATATTTATGCTGACGATTCTACTCAGGAGGATAGTTCTGACGGGAAAGTTCTATGGGTTGAATGTAATGATGATTCCATCAAAGAAGAATTGATGGATATGTATTACAAGCGAATAGATATCGACAATAATATTTGGCCAATATCTCGTGGTCTTTGCAAGATGGGTAATGATTACGAGGAGATTATTGTTGGTGATGGTGGTGTTGTTGGTTTGAGTTTTTTACCTGCAAAGACAATGCGCCGGATAGAAAACAAAAAGGGCGATCTTTTTGGTTTTATGCAAACATTTTCAGATAATTTGGATTTTACTCCAGAGCAATTTGAAAAGTTCAGAATCAGTGGTGGTTCAGGAACGAATGACACTAAAGATGTTGCAGCCTTTGAGGATTGGAGAGTAGTCCATATGAGATTGACGGCAAAGTATCGTGAATCTCTTTATGGGTGGTCTGTCATTGATCCAGCGAGATGGGTCTGGAAAAGGCTTATGTTGTTAGAGGATGCTGTTCTTGTTTACAAGTTGACTCGAAGTCCAAGTAGATATGCGTTTTATATCGATGTCGGGAAAGTACCGAAGTACGAAGCACAAAAGATTTTGCGCGAATCTATGCAGCAATTGAAAAAAAGGAAATTCATCAATCCGAAGACAGGTAAACTTGACCTCCGTGCCAATCCGATGTCGATGGATCAGGATTTCTTTTTTGCAACTAGAGAAGGAAGAGAGACGACTAGGGTAGAATCTCTGATGGGGCCAGCATACCAACAGGTGGATGACGTGCAGTATTTTCTTTACAAGCTATATGCTGCCCTGAAGATTCCACGTGCCTATATGGGATACGATGAGAATATGCCGAGTCGGGCAACGCTATCCCAAGAGGATGTTCGTTTTGCAAGGACCATTCTGAGAGTTCAGAGAGAGATCAGAAATGGAATGAAGAAGGTTGCAAGAGTGAACCTTGCGGCCAGAAGAATTGATCCAGCCGCTGTTGATTTTGACATAAAAATGACTGTTCCAAGTTCAATTTTTGAGCTTGGTCAGATGGAAGCCAGACGAGCAAGGGCTGATCTTGCGTCGATGATGGAACGTCATGTGAGTATGTATTGGCTGATGAAGCATATTTACAAAATGTCGGATGATGAAATCGAAGATATTGCCAAACAAAAGAAAGCAGAGAGGGCGGCTGGTGTTGATCAGCAAGTGCAAGAAGACAACAGGGGTTTTGAATCTGTTTCTGGTGGTAGGATTATTCGAAATCGTTTTGGTCGTTCTGGCATGATAACAGAGAGAGAGCTTTTTTCTGGTAATCGTGAGGATGAAAAACGGATAGAAGGAATGGTTCGAAGGGAGATTGAAAATCCGAATAGTCTTGTTGGACGACAACTTCGTGAGAATGCAAACTTGTTGCGAGAGATTTTACATACTATGAAAGCTGCGTAGATTTTTGTGGGATAATAGATCAATAAAATAAGCAATATCCAGTGAGATATTGTTTGGAGGAAGGTGATAATATGAGTACTAAATTGACTAGGGTAAATGGTTTTCTTGAGGATTTAAATGGTCTCATGGTTGGTGCAGAGATTGTTGAGTCATCAGACCCCATACAAGCAAGAAAAAAGCTTGGATATTTTAGGCAGGAGATTGTTGATATAAATAAAGATATTGAGGCAGTTACTTCCAGGATACTTTCGTTTTCGAAGGGGTTGGATTCCTTTATGCGTTCCTTAGGAGATGGTGTTTTGAGTAATAAAAATGTTAACGATATTGGAAAGAGTCACAAAAAAGCTGTACAGATCGTTCGTGATCTAATGGATGTGAAGAATGGTCTTATAAGTATTGTGGCACCTATTATCAATTCGATAAAATCTATAAAAAAGTAGTTTGAGCCTACCATGTGTCAACTAGGCATATACTAGACATATTCGTTCTCTAAAAAAAAATTAAACAGTTACGGTTTGTTGACATTGCATCTTTTTACATACGTAATGGTGGATAGTGATGGTGAACTCATGAGCAAAGACAGAAAAACTGAGATTGTTGAGGCGAAAGAGTTAGAGAGATTGTTAAAGGGTTCTTACGAGAATCTTTTGCAGGCAATTTCTGAAGCCGTTGAGGAAAATGAAAAATTTTTTGGTGGGAAGGCACATCTTTTTTCAACATATGCTGATCACGTTGTGGTTTTTGTTGAGGGAAAAGGCTTCCTGTCTTGTAATTATTCTATGAAAAGTGGCATTGCCTTCACAGAGTTGAAGGAAGAAAAAGTGGCTGTTTTGAGCGAAGATACGCTTTTGACAATGGGATCTGAAGCTCTGTTGAAAGGTGATAAGGATAGAGTCAGTTCTATTCTTAGGACTTTGGCTACTGTTAATTCGACAACTACTGTTCCTGTAAAAGATCATATCGAGAGTGTGTTTGATAACCAACGTACATGGATGAGCTATATATGTGGTGACCGTAAAGATGCCGTAACAGAATATGTTGGTGGTGATGTTGGTTCATTTGATAGGCGCTATGTTGGTGAGGATGGCAGTGTTGATGGTTATACGTTGACACGTTCTCTTTCTGATTTGTCTTCAAAATTGGGAGCTTTAAACGCCAAGGCGTTGTCGTCGATGGACGATTATAGGGAGATGACAGGGGAGGGTAGATCTATTGAAGAGGAAGCCGTTTTATCTGAGTTTGATTCAGTTGCCGGTGATTTTCTTGAGGCGATAGATAGTGCAATTGATTTGGTTTCGGTTGCGTTGTCGAAGGCTAAAGCTGGTGATACCGATTTTGCAGCCAAAATTCATGACAGAGTTGCAGAGCAAATTGGGAACCTGACTCTCGGTAGTGATTTTGTATCGAAGATGTCAGGTGAATTGAAAGCGGTTTAACCGTAGGAGGTAATTATGAGAATGGCATCATTGGAAGAGAGCCTCCGCAGTTTAGGTTTGACCGATGCACAGATCAACGAGACTTTCCCCCTCCGAGAAGGAGAAGAGGATGAAGTAGAGGTTGATCCGTCGGACGAGCATGCGGAAGGAAATCTGGACACGGATAACTATCTCTCTCCGGAGATCGAAGAGGATGATGATGACGTGTTCGATTCCGACCAGGGCTATGAAGCCTTTGTTGAAAGCTTGGACGATGACGACCTCGAAGAGATTGCACAGGATCACAATCTGGAAGAGGGGTTCATCAAACTTGCTTCGCAGGGGGTTAGGAGAGTCCGTCGGAAGAAAATGAAGAAATGGCTGAAGACGTCTGAAGGTCGGAAGTACATGGCCAAAAAGGCCAGGAAGCAAGGGACGTCGATTGCCAAGAAGAAGCGGAAGAAACATGAGAAGCAACTAAAATCCCGTGGTGGTCCAAAGAAGGGAAGAATATTCAGGAGTGAGTCAATGGATGGATATTCAAATCTTATGGAAGAGCTGAATGATCTTGAGCACGCCTTGAACAATGATCCACAGGAGCGATTCCAAGAGTTCGTTACTGCCTTTAATCATGTATCTGACCTTGGTGAGTTGGCGGCGATGAACATCATGGACGAGGACCAAGAGGCGGCGAAAAACATGCTTTCACTCACGGTGGGCGCCGACGATGTTCTTCGTCGGATGGAGAAGATGGGTGGCACAGTAACAAGGGATCAGGATGCGATGCTTGAAGCAACGTTGGCTGATGCCATGGACTGTGTCGGAGAAGTATTGTCGGATCATGACATGCTCGAAGGAGTGGATGACGATTTGTTTGAGTCTGATGGCTTTACGAACAGCTTCTCAGAGGCATCCGATCTTCTTCGGGAGAGCAATGGGAGACATGGTTCGGTTTTGTCCATTTGGGACAGTTCGAATTTTGTTGATGACTCAATGCTCGAAACAATGAGGCGCCTAAGGGACGGCAATTCTTTTCTCAATGAAAATGATGATAGCCTTATAAAGGCATGGAGAAGCGGTAATAATAAGGGAAAAGGTTTTGCGGTTGGAGATGAAGATGATACGCCTGGACAGGCGGCAAAAAGAGAAGGATATAAGAACATTAGAAAGATATCTCCCGATGGAATGGTAGTAGCAAAAAAAGGTAAAAGTACCGTTGTTATTGCTGATTCGAATGGTCCATGGGGTGTTGTTGTTTAACCTGGGAGCAATCGATCATGAATAAAAGGGTGCGCAAGCTTATTGAGTCGAATGGCGGGAATGATGTGATCTTTGACGGATCGGGTGAGAAGAAGCCATTATTAGAAGATTTCTTTTGGCTTGAAGTTAAGCCTGGTGATCTAGTTGAGGAGAAGGGTAACGACGGCAAAAATCATTTCTATCTCAATGGTAGATTTGGTCTTGTTGAGGTTGCGACTGCTAATCGTCGGCTGTATCCAAGAAAGCTTATCGAGAGAGAGGTAAGCAGGCTTTCAGAGGCCATGGCGGCAAAGAAAGTTTATGGTGAGCTTGATCATCCCAGTGACGGAAAAACCAAGTTTTCTAGGGTTAGCCACTTTGTGCTTGGTGCAACGATCAATGAGAACAATGAGATCATTGGACGGATAGAGATAATTCCAGGCACAAAGAATGGTGACCAGGCATTGGCGATTGCCAAGGCTGGTGGAACTCTTGGTGTGAGCAGTCGTGGTTTCGGTTCAGTCGTTCCCGATGCCAAAGGCAACCATGTTGTCCAGGAGGACTATAAGTTAGTGACTTGGGACATCGTGGCAGACCCGGCAAATGCCGGGGCGCATCCTGACTTCGTGGTCGAAGACAAGGAGGGTCTCATGGACATTGAAAAATTCATCAGAGAAAATCCTGAGCTGGTTCAGAAGTTGAAAGCTCAACTCCGTGAGGAAGTGGAGCCGGAAGCGAGGGATCATGCAAGGGCAGCATTACAGACCGAGGTTGAGAGACAGCTGAAGGAAGAAGGCGAAGCGATTCGTCAGGAAGCTGTGGAGCAAGCCAAGGAGACACTTCTCAATGATCCGGAAGTAGCTGCGGCGAAAACGGTGGTTGAGAGCATTAAGGAGTTGGTGTCGCCGTTCTTGTTCGAGGGAGACGAGAACAAGGAGATTATCAGACTCAAAGACAAGATTCGTACTTTGGAGGAGCGAGTTGCTAATAGGGATAAAAAAGTTCATGAGCAAACTGAAGAGCTGAAGAGGGTCTCCAGTATTGCGAAAGAGCTTGGATACAATCTCTATATGGAGCGAGAGCTTGGAGAGAATGCGGATACGGTCAAGAGTCGGATTGGTGATGTCAACAGGTTCGACACGATTGAAGACTTCCAGGAGGCTGTCGAGGATGTTCTCGAACAGTTAAAAGAGGAAGAGGAAGAGCGTGTCGAGCAAGAGGCTGAGGTGGCCAAGCTGAAAGCAGAGGTTGAGCAACTCAAAGAGCAGCGAGACAGGGCTCTGTCGGTTTCTCATAAATTTGGACTCAGGGCATACCTCGAAAAGAAGATTGCTGGACATCCAAAAGCACCTGCGCTCCGTGAGCATGTCGAATCAGTCAATCCTCAGAAGAAGGAGGATATCGATAGGCTCATTGCGACGTACAATAGGGAGAATCCACTGTCTGAGGAGTATCAGAGGATCCGTAGAGGTCTGAAAAGATCAACTCCGACAGATGATTTCAAATCCAATACGCCGGATAGCTTGGTCGAAGATCAGGAGGTTGTAATGGGTGTTCCAATGGATCTTCTGAAAACGGCATCGGAGAGACTTTAGTCTATCCAAATGGTTTGAACACAGGAATCTCAACGGAGGTTTAAAATGAGAGAACTCAGTTTTTTGAATGAAGAAGCCCGGGATATGGTGGATAACACTATCCTCGATGAGGATCTGAACCGGTTGTTGACGAAACGGTGGGGACGTCTGATGGAGGACCATTGGACGCCATGGACGAGGCGTTGTATGGCTCAGTTGTTCGAGAACGAACAACGAGAGATGGCGCGGCTGAAACGCAAGGTGCTTTCCGAATCTACCCTTTCCGGAAATATTCCGGACTTGGTCAAGTTTGTATTCCCAATCGTAAGGCGAGTGTGGGCGAACTTGGTCGCAAATGGATTGTTCAGCATTCAGCCAATGAACTCCCCCATCGGTGGAATCTTTTTCTGGGAGTACAAGTATGGTACCAATAAGGGTACCATTTCGGCGGGACAAAACATGATCCAGAATTTTGATCGGTATTATTCTTCGGAGTATGTCGATCAAGAGGCAATTGCCGGTACAAACACAGACTTTGCTGGGACACTTAGTTGGTTTCCAGTAAAGCCAGCAGGGTTGGGTCAGGTTGGTGTAGAGTTTGTTGCTACTGCTGTATCGGATGGTTCTCAGAAGCGAATTTATGATGCTGATGGCACTGGTTTTCTTACTGGTGATGTTGGTGGTGTTGCGGCAGACAATGATATTGATTTTGCAACCGGTCAATATGATCTGAAGTTCAGCGAATCGGTTACAGGTCTTGTCGCGAATTATTTCTATAATATGGAAGCAAATAGCGACAATGTTCCTCAAGTGAACATCGATATTCAGTTGGAGGCCATCAAGGCGTTCAGTCGGAAGTTGAAGTTCCTGTGGTCGTCAGAGGCGTCTGACGATATGAGGACCGTTCTCAACATGGACATCGAACCCGAGCTTACCAGTGGGGTCGCGAGCGAGATCGCGCTGGGAATCGATAGGGAACTCATCATGGCCGCATATGGTAGTGGTACTACCAATACCGCGACTTTCGATGCAGCTGTTCCTCCCGGGCGAAACCAAGTTGATCACTTCCGGAATATCACGACCGTCATCGAGAAAGTCAGTGGTGTCATCAACACCAGAACTCACAGGGGACCTGGCAACTTCCTGATCATCGGTCCGGATGTCCAACCGGTGTTGGCTTCATTGGCAACCCATGGTGACCTGGTTCAGATCGTGAACAATCCCCCGATGCCACCGGCTGGACAGGGTGTGAACGGTCGACCGGCATTCCCGCTTCCACAGGCGCCATCCGGATACGGTGTTTATCCGATGGGTTTCTTGCAGAGCAAGTGGTTGGTGATTGTTGATCCTCATTTTCCGGCGGGCAAAATGCTCGTTGGGTTGAAGGGCACAATGTTTACCGACTCTGGGGTTGTTTATGCCCCATATGTGCCGTTGCAGGTGACATCGGCATTCCTCGACCCGGCGGATTGGTCCCTGAGAAAGGGTATCAGGACTAGGTACACCAAAAAGGTGGTGAACGCTGACTTCTACGGGGTCATTACGGTCACGAATCTCCCATAGGGAGTTGAGACGATGGGGTATGGATTAGAAATATCCATACCCCTGGTTCTCTTTTCTATGAGGAACAGGAGGTAAGGAATGGAAATCACAGTTGTTAATAAAAGAGCGACGGGTGGTGCCTCTGTATATTGTGTGGACGGAATTCAGGTGGATCCTGGTGAATCCCATGTGATGACAGGTCGCACGGCGGGTGAGCTGATTTTTCAGCAGGCATCAGCAGATGATGATGTTGCGGTAATTGCCAAGCTGGAAGGCTCAGACAGGGCACCAATTGTTTGCACGATGAAGGATATTGCGGATCCGGCTGCTGATGCAACTACAAGTGCGGGAGAAGGCTTTGACCTTCTTACTGAAGCCGGAGCAGCGGCGAACGTGCAGCCACAGATGTACCTTGGAGCTTTCGATGATGCGGATTGTACTGTTCCGGCAGTCAACGCGACGTTGAATACGGCGTCTACTGGAACAATTGTTTCTGGTGGAGGATCGAACCTTTTGAAGGTCACTCCGGATGCTACGGGTGAGTTTGCGTGTACGTTGACGGATTCGGTTGTTGAGACGGTCTATCTCAGAGCGTGGCCGGTTGGCACCGACTATGTTGTGGATAGTAGCGATACGACTTCAGCAACCTTCACAGAGTCTTAGGAGTCCCTTATGGAAGGGAGCGTCTACATGTTTGATTTCTACCCCGGACATCGGCATGTGGACGCTCCTGACCTTTTTTATCCATTTTGAAAACAGGAGATGTTTTGGCAATGTACGAACTGAAGGAAGAAATCAGACGGACATTGAGACGGCATGCTCTATATGAGGATGATCTTGCTGAGTCCAAGAGCGCTGAGCAATGGTGGAATGGTATGTCAAAGAAGATGAAGGTGAAGGTTTCATCTGTTCTTGGGTTGAGCAAGAAAGAATCTGTCTTGTTTTCAAAGATGTCTCCAAGTGAAAAGAATGAGATAGAGGCTTACTTCGGGAAACACCGTGGAAAAGTAGAGAGCGTTGAATAACGCATAGATGGAGGACTTGTGATGAAGTTTTATAAGAAAAATCCAGAAATAGAGCTGGAGAGCTTTGTTGTTCAGGGGAAATTGGTCACTGATGAGACGATTTTGTGCGGGAAAGAGTTTGCGCGATTTGCTGGTCCATCGACGTTTCCTGGAAAGATTCCGAAGTTGGTTGAGGTTGATTTTTCAGAGCTTACTGATGGTCAGAGGTTGGAGGCCAAAGGTATTGCTGAGGAGCAGGCCAGTAGACCACCTCGGCATCTTGGGGTGATAACATCTGAGAATATGGGTAGACCACCGGCGGGAAGAATTCGTATACCAAGTATACCGGATGTCACTCCGAAACAGAAGGCTAAGGCATCAGCACCTGTTGAGAAGCAACCTGGTGTGAAGCTTGCGGATAATCCGCCTATTCCTACTACCGAGGATGAAATTGCTGAGGTGTTCGATAATGAGCTTCCAAAGTTGTCTGCGATGTATGGTCAGGAGGATATGGCTGATGTGTTTCCTGGTGTCACATCAAGGAATGCTCAAATAGTGCTCAACAGTTTTTTGAATTTGGATGAGCTTTCTTCAGCGAGCAATTCTGAGCTTCGAAAGGCTGGTATTCGTGCAAACTTTTTTGATAGGCTCAGGAGAAAAGCTTCCGCAGAGAGGAAAGCTTACGAAGATGGAAACAAATAGGGGTAATAGATGGGAACTGGTCGTAGTATAGAGTTACTTGAGGTACTGAAAGACCATGTGGTGAGTGGGTCAACTGTTCCAAGGGATGAGGGCAGGCCGTTGCTTTCCCAGCAATGGGAAGAGCTTGCTGTTATTGCCAAGAATATTCTTGAGGCATGTCAAGGGAAGGATCTTGGTGGCGTTGCCAGTTCGACTCGGAAGATGAAAAATAAATTGAGGAAGAGACAGTTTCGTCGGCGTCTTGAGGCTCTTGAGGCAACGGATGATGCCGGAAAGAAAAAGATTGATGGTGCGTGTCAGTGTTCAAATTGTGGTGCCGTAATAGATGGTTCCAAGAAGCCATGTATAGAGGGAGCACTTTGTACGAAATGTGCATTGGATAAAAAGAAAGATGGTGATGACGAGGATACGGCCAGGAAGGCTTTAAAAGGGTCAGGTAAGGATGTTTCTTCGAAAGGGGCTTCTCTGAAAGGGACCTCTAAGGAGAAAGATAAAGCGGAGAGCGGAAGCAGTCTTCGTAGCAGGAGATATTAAAGGTGCGGTTACAGGAGTTCAAAACTTGGGTTAAGCGAGAGCTTGGTGAAGATGAGGGGTGTCCGAGTGTAAAAGTTGAGCTATCTGATAAGCAGATAGAGCAGTCTTTAAATAATGCGAAAGAGTGGTTTTGTGCTTTTGTTGGGATCTATAAAGAGGCTTCTTTTAATCTTGTTTATGGTCAAAATGAATATGATTTGAGTTCTGTTACACCAAGAATTGGGGAGGTCGTTCAGGCAATTTTTCCATTGCCAGCTTCTAGGATAGATTTCAACACTCTTTATCCTGGTTTTTTGGATGTTAATGGCATTCCGTATGGGATGAACGGTGTTGCGGCATCTGGCGTATGGGGTGACAATAGTTATCCCCAGACGACGGTTGTTCAAACTATGCAGACTTTATCTGCAAATGAAAAGATTTTCAGTTCAGATCTTGATTGGGAGTATTATGATGATCCTACTGTTGAGCCAAATGTGAGGATATTGAGAGTCATGCCAGCTCCGACTCAGGATACTGGAATTTGTATTTATCGATACAGTGTCCTTTCAGAGGATATACGAATAGAGTGGTTTAATAAGAAATATCAGTATTTTTTGAAACAATGGGCTCTTGCAGATTCTAAATATAAACTTGGAAGAAAAAGAGCGAAGTTCAGTTCATATTCAACTGCCGGTGGTGAGAAGCAGTTAGATGGTGATTCACTCATAGCTGAATCCAGGGAAGATAAACAAATTCTTGAAGACAAGATCTTGGACGTACAGGGGCCTCCGATGCCACTGTTGTATTAGGAGAGAGCATGCTTTTTGAGTGGGAACTTTGGATGCATCCATATCCGACTGTTGTGAAGTCAAAGAGATATAGGATTAAAAGGTCTTTGTTTCGTTCCAACAGGGTTTACCAGGATGGTAGAGAGTTTGTTCGTATATCTGATCTGTTTCAAGAGGCTAGGAGGTCTACACCTCCACAGTTGAAACGATGTGTCCTTGCAATTGCAAAGAAGGCTCAAAGTGATGGTCTTGATTCGAGGGCAGCGACATCGAAGGGTTTTGCCATTTGTACGAGACAGCTACAGAAGTATGGATATGTGAAACCAGGTACAAATCGTCCGACAAAAAAAGGGGAAAAGGCGGGTCGTTCTAAAGCTGCTCAGAAGAAGCATAAGAGTCGTGTTGCCGAATATGAGGAACTTTTGAAAAATGCGAGAGGTAAATAGCGATGAAGATTGTATCGATAAATGCGTTACTCGGAAGGACTGTTCAAAATCTTATAGAGATGAACCGTGGTCATGTTGTTACCGTTAAAGAGCTTCCACAGTCTCTCCAGATTGTTTTGAAGAAAGTTGGGTACCATCGCAAGGATATATCAGTTGTTCCACAGGAGAAAGTGTCTCTGAGTGTTTCTGGTGGTGCTGGGAGTAGAGGGTTTGCGGCTATTGTTGATGTGTCAACAGGGAAGCACGAGATAACCTATGGATCGTGGGGTGGTTCTAATATGTTTGTTCGGAATGCTGTCGATAGTGATAGCGCTCCTAAAAAATTACCTCGTAATGGAGCGGCTATAGTTGGAAGCGAAGGTGGTGGACATCCTGTATGGGCAACGATCTATGTTCATCCTGAGATGATTTCTGGAATGCTTCCTACGGAGGCAGATGTAACTGACAGGGAATCAAGGATTCTTGGATATTTCAGATCCTATACATCTTCTGCTCGAAAAGAGCAGTTTTCAAGGATGGGTGTCAAACCAGCTGAAATCGATAGTTTGGTGAAACGTGGTTATGTGAAGAAGAACAAGGCCGGTGCTACGTCGATAACGACAAAAGGTAAGAATGCGGCAGGGAAAGTATATTGACGCTTTTTGAACAAATTGTTGTTGGCGATGATAACGATGTCGATAGATTTGGCATGGACGCCAACACCCGAAAACGGTTGGGGCTAAAGTATAAGGCTTTAAGAAGAAAGAAGATGAAGCTGAGGAAACCAATACAGACGAAGATGCCGCGTAATCTTGCTGACATTGATGAGGCTTTATTGTCTGAGAGGGTTTGGTTTTCTACTCTTGGTTCAAAAGGTAAAGGGACAAAAGATCCTGTTGGATATGTCACAAGTCAGTTTTTTCATTCGACACCAGAATTGGAGAAATCTCTTGTTGATGTGAAGCAAAATAGGAATGGTTGGATAATTCAGGGTTCATGGCCATCCTCTGGTCCTCAGGTCTTTGATTGGGAGCTTGAGACATGGGGGGAACGCGGTGGTGCTGTTGTCGTGAAGTTTAATATGTGGAGCGCCAAGGGAAGGATGGATGGTCAGAATTATAGAACTACGGTTGCTACTGTAGGTAAACTTGTTCCGAAGTTTTTGAGGAAGGTTTTTTATCCGACGAAGGCAGCAATGAAGCGTGAGGTTGGAGCAAAAATAGGAAAGAGGGAGAACTGGATGGAAAGTCTTCGAGGTAGTATAGATTTGTTGGATTCTGCTATTTCTATCCTGTCTGAAGGTTTTGAAGCGAGGACAATTATGCCTGGACCGATACCGAGCCTTAGACGGAATATAGGTGCCAAGGATATTCGGATAAAAGACATTACGAAGGAGACACGTATTACTCCAGAGAATCGGCTGTCTGTAGTTGCTTATGTTCCAAGGACAGATAAAAGATATACAGTAAAAACGAGATGGTTTGGCCGTGATACGGCGTTTGATTCTCGTAGAGTTCAGAGTACTGTTCGTGCTGCTCTTTCAAAATATTTGAGCACGGGGAAAGGTCTTCAATTCGATTCTGATGGGAATCTTTTGCTTTAGGAGATGAGCGATGTTTGATTTGAGTAGAGTGGATAATACGATTCATGATTCTAGTGAAGTAAAAGTGATCAAGAGTGCTGGGTGATGAATGAGGTTCACGGTTAGAGAATCGATTATTATGTTGGAGAGCCTGGTTGAGGACCAGGTTGGGATGGGTTTATTCGAGGCAAAACAATCAAAGTTGACACCATATCAGAAGGCCCAACAGAATAGGCGCCAAACCATTGCTCTACACACTCCGAGGCCATCGAAGCAAAGCGTGTTTTATAAACACGCTGTAAGGGCTATATTTCAGAAGCTTAGAAAAGATGGCGAGGCTTTTAGACAGGCTGCTAAAGGTGGTCAGTTGATTGCTCAATGGATGTTAAAGAAATACAAATATGCAACTGGTTCAGTTGCTGATCCGTGGGCTGAGGGTGGTGGTTTTAGTTTGACTGCGAAGGGTCACAAGAGGAATCGTGATAAGCACCTAAAGGAGCCCAAGAGTGTCTTAAAGAAGAAAGCGAAAGCATATGATTGGATTATGGGTATCCAGAGACGTCAGGCTGCACAAAAGCAGGCTGTGAAGTCAAAATCACTTGGGGCCGGATGATATGGGAACATTGTTCAACGATTGTGATGCTGAGTTTTTGGACTGTATTGCTCAAGAGAGCGTTGAGTTGGTTGGGACCAATGCAAAAATTTTTCAATTTGATGAGCAGGCGAGCCAGGTAGATCCGTTGTGGCAAGAAGAAATAACAACGGTCTATAAAGAGGATGAACATGGAAATGTTGGTATTGATTGTCCTGTGTTTTTTAAGGCTCCGAATAGATCTGCTTTAATGGGTGAAGAAGGTTTTCGTATACAGAGGACTTCTACTTTGCAGATAGCTGTTGCTGATATGAGGGAAAGGGGTCTCAGACGGTTGAGACAGGGTGATATAATCCTCCTATGGACTGATAAGTACTATGATGTTGTTGAATCAAGCTCTACTGATGGACAGGTGTCTGATAGTGGGAGAAGTGTAATGTTGGAGTTTGATGTTGTGAGACGAACAGAGGGTGTTCCTGAGAGCTTCTGGAGACCGGGGGAAGATAATGGCTAAATCAACAGGTGACATTCTAAACATGATCGCTGTTGCAAGGAAGCGATTATCAGGGAAGACATCCAAAAAAAAGAAAGTTGAAAAAGAGAAGCCTTCATCTCCTTCATTGAACGAGTTTGACAATTCAGATGACTGGATGATGACGATAATTTTAGTGGCGATTCTAAGGGCAAATCCAAAGGCCACAGATGATGATGTGGTCAAAATAGGGAAGGATTTTGTCAAGCGTCTTCACATGCCTAGAACGAACCATTTGTGGAGAAAGCAGCTTGACAGGGTAAAGAGAACAGGAATAAGAGCTGCGGCATCGAGAATACGTCGAGAGCTGTTTGAGTTGATATAAGGAGGAATTGTGTCTGATTTTTCTTGCCAGATTGAAAAAGGACAAGTGTTTTGAGATTTTGAGATATTGAGTACCAAGAAAAAGTAGTCTTGGTATTACGGGGTAAACGATGGATAAGAAAAGAGTGCAAGAGGCTATGGCCAGTGGGTTGTCATTTATTTGTGCAACTTGTGAGAATTGGTACAAGGGTGTGGATGCCGGGCTAAAGGATGCTGATGGTGATGCGGTATGTCTTGAGCATAAAACCTGTTTTAGTCCCTTGTCAGGTGGTGGTTTTGAAAAATATCAAGGTCCAATAAAGGGGTATTTGATAAAGTTTTGTTACATGTGCGGGGAAAAGGCCGACAAAGCTGTTGAGGCAAAAGGGTCTGGCGACAGGATAGGTATTTGCTCCTCATGTCTTGAGGTGTTGAAAAACATTGCGAGAAGGGAAGCTGGTAGAAACATTTTGTTTACAACAAAAAGGCGTGCTGGTGAAAATAAGTACGTTGAGTTGAAGTAGGAGGAAGTAGGAGGCCACCGTGACGACTTACTATACCAGGCAGATTCAGATTGAGGCATATCAGAAGCAAGGTGGAAGAAGTCCTTTATTCAAGAGGGGCGATGCAATTACCAAATTCAATGCTCTTGATGAGCTGGCAGAAGGTGGAATAAGGAAGCTCGCCATTCCGATACCTTCTGTTGATTTGGATCTGATGCAAGATGGAGTTGCTACAGGCAAGGCGTTGTATATAGAAACTGATACTGAGATAACGGTGAAGTTGAATAATACGAGCGATACCGGTGTGACGGTGTCTCCAATTGTCTCTACAAGGAATGACTTGTCAGATGCTCCGGGAGTTTTTTATATCGAGGGTTCGTTTACACATGTGTATATTACTGTTTCTGGGGATCCAGGAGAAGCCAATATTGTTGTCGTGATGTTGGGAGAATAGCAAATGTGTTTTTCAAGTGAATTGATGAAATTAAATATTGGTTACATGAGGATTTTTAGGATGAAGTGATGATCAAGATGAAGACAACCGGTCCATGGCGTCAAATTCTTTCCATTCTGAAGAGCTATCCAGACAGGCTCAGATTTGTAAGGATCAGGATAGGGGAAGATATTGCGAATGCTTTTGTTGAAAAGTTGAAGGAGTTGGCGCCTTCCGATGAAGAATACAGTGTCTATTTGAAATCTCTTAAAGTTGTTAGGTTGATAACTATGAAGAGAATTGTGGCGTTTGCTGTTGTATCATCGGACGTTTCTGAGACGATTGGAGAGATTGTTTCAGACGAAAGATCAAGAAAACGAACGGTAGTCTATATTGAGCAAGCATCTGGAGCTAAACCAGATCCCATCATTGATCTCTTAAGTATGTCGAATCCATGGCCGGTGTATATGCTTCCTAATGGTATACCGAGGAACGGTGTAACTTTGGTTCATCAAGTTGTTACTGATGATGAAGTTTTGTGGGCTGAAAAACAGGCATCACGTTTCATATCTAAAAACAGGGGTGAGCTTCGTTCTCTTGGTATTTCGTTTGGTAAAATTGAAGATCCTGAAAAATCACCAGATGGATTAGAAAGTCTTCCTGATTACATGTCGTTGGCGTTGAGATCGGAGTTTGGAATAAATGCTGATCCTCATCCTCATTGGAGGCCAGCAATAAAATGGGTTCAGAAAAACTTATGGAAGATTGTAGAGGGAGATGAGAAGATAAAGAAGGCTCTTGGAGATTGGTTATTCAGAGAGCACAAAAGGGGTATCGATTCTTCTGTTGAGACGATGTCTCCTGATGATTTCAAGAAAAAGGCTGGAAGGTTTCAAAAGAAAGTTATGATGAACGGATAGTGGTATGAGTAGGATAAGGAACAGCCGTATTGGTGATGTCTTTTTGAGAGACTTTGATACTGGCGTAATGAAGACGCTTGATGGTGTCATATTTGGAACAAGATATTATATTCCGACTTCTTTATTACCAGGTGTTGTTCCTCCTCTTTTTACGGAATTCACAGCTGATCCTTCTTTGAAGGGTCAGAAGATGCCTGGTATTCCAGCATCGATGAATGAGTCATCGGATGTTTTGAGGTATTTAATACCTGGTATCCGAATAACACGGGAAGATCCGAGTCCAGCTTTAGAGAGAAGGCATTCACATGTTGTGAAATACAGGGCTCCTGCTGATGGAGCTCAAGAGCTTACCATTCAGTACGGTAATAGAGAAAAGACTGGATACACAGCCTATGAGGAACAGGAAGAGGGTACACCTACTGATTTGTCATATACAATTTATGTTGAGGCGGGTGGTAAGGGTGCAAAGACACATGCCCATACGATGTTGAAGCATTGTATGAGCAAGTTTTGGCCGGAAGGAAAGGTTTATGTTCTTGATACTGAGGGGAGGACAAGGGGGTACTGGGTTCATACTGAAGGGCCATCTGGGCTTAGTTCTGTTTCTGACATACGGGATAGGACGATAATTTATGCATTGTCATTGCGGGTACAGGGAGAACTGGATGTCCGTATGGCAAAAACACAGAAAACGGTGACATCTCCACCGAACACTAATGTTCGTCAGATGTCTCAATTACCGGAAGAGTGAGGTAGGATTATGAAAGAGACATTGTTGTTTCGAAGTAAAATTAATGGCCCACTCCCGATTGAATTACCTGATGGCAACAGTATTTCTGTTGCTGCCAAAGGGTATTTTAGGTGTACTCCCAAGGAAGCTGAATGCCCAAGTGTCAAGAGGGAAAGGAAGGCAAAACGGATTGTTCTCGTAAAAAGGATTGTCGAGGAGGATTTTGTTGAGCCAGTATTGAAGGAGAAGAAGTCTGTTGTTGTTGATGAATCACCAGTTAATGTTTCAGTGGTTGAAATGAGTAATGATCCAGTGATTGTTGATGACGAAAAAGATGACGATTCTTTGACTTCTTCTTCAGAAATGGTGGAATCAGGGGAGGAGTTGGGAGATAACAATCTCGATGATGACGACAAAGGTCGCGAGAACAAAAAAGCCTCGAAGAAGAAGGGCAAGAAAAAATGAACATTCAGGCAAAATTAGCCTGTATATTGAAGGAGGAAGAACATGGCTGAATATCTTAGTCCTGGATTGTTCTTGAGTGAACGAAAGGCTTCAGCTGGCCCTGTTCAGAGCGTATCGACTTCAACCTATGCATCGGTGGGATGGCTCCAGAAAGGGCCGGAGAATGTTCCACAGTTGATCACGAGTTTTGCCAGGTTCGTGAGCATCTTTGGGAGCTACTGGAGGAACAGTTACATCCCATATATGATAGCTGGTTTTTTTCAGAATCAAGGTGCGAGAGCGTACATCACTCGGGTGACGCCTTCAAATGCCACGAAGTCTACGAATGCGACCAGTCTGGATGATGCAGCTACGGCGGCTGAGTTCATCGGAAAAACGCTTGCGGCTACTGTGGATCTTTCCACAAACAGTTACATTGCAATCACTATCGATGGTGGAACGAAACATGAAATTAATTGTGTTGGGTCGACTCCAGCGGAAACAACTCCAACAGAGATTCAGACTGCCATTACGACAGCAATTGGAGCTGAGGGTACGTGCACTGTTGATACTAACAGAATTAAAATTGTCAGTGCGTCAACAGGTTCCTCCTCTTCCATAAAGATAGAAGAGGCTGCATCAACTGATGCGACACCGACGATCCTTGGCCTTCCGGTTTCTGCTGCTGAAACCTATACCTATACAGGTAAGGCAGCATCGGATTGGACGGTTGATGCCAGGTGGAAGGGTGCTTGGTACAATCTGGTCAGGGTTTGCATTGCTGGGAATATCGATTACGAAGATGATAATGGTGGTTACACGAGGTTCGATGTTGTAATTGAGGCAGAGTCCGCACTCGGCGAAGGTGATTGGGAAACCCTTGAGACCTATACTGCTGTTGTTCTCGATGATGATACGTCGGATTATTTTATCGAGGATGTTGTCAACGACAAAACTGAGTATGCGCAGTTTACGGCCGGTACGGATTATGGGATTCCAAGGGCGTTGTTGCCTACCTATAATCTTGCTGAATGGCTTGCTGATGGTGACGGGGCGGAGGTTACTTTCAGCGGTACGCTCAGGAATCCGGTAGTACAGTCTGGAACAATGGAAATTGTTGCTGGTGCAATTACGGCGACGGACAATGGTGACGGGACCTTGTCTGGAACTGGGGTTACTTCTGCGACAATTGACTATACTACTGGAGAATGGTCAATTACATATGCGGTTGCACCAACGGGTGGAGTACCGATCATTTCTAGCTACTACAAGGCGGCTACATCTGAAGAAGTGTGTGCTCAGTTGGCTAGTGGTATTGATGGTACAGGACCTCTTTCCAGGGGTGAGGTTACTGATCCAGCTTTGCAGGCCAGTAAACTTGGTCTGTATTCGTTTGAGACACTGGATGAAATCTTGAACATCTCGATGCCTGATTTTGCTGGTAATACGACGGTTACCAACGATTTGATTTCGTATGCCGAAAGTTCAAATCCGAAGAACAGGTTCGTCATTTGTACAACACCGATAGGTACCACTCCGACGGACGCAAAGAAATTCGTTACAATTACGGCGAAGTACAATACATCATTTGCGGCATTGTATTACCCGTGGGTCAAAATATATGACCCGATTTCCGACGATGGTCGGACGGTAACGGTTCCTCCTGATGGGTTCATTGCCGGAGTATATGCTCGGACGGACATCACCAGAAACGTCGGTAAAACGCCAGCTGGTTTGATAGATGGTAAAATCAACGGGATCGAAGATGTCGAGCGTGTACTCGACAAGGGAGAGAGAGATATTCTTTATCCTGTCCGAATTAATCCTATTGCTTCATCAGTCCAAACTGGTCTTGCGGTATGGGGTGGTAAGACGCTCAGTAAAGACGCTGAGTGGCTCAACGTCAACGCCAGAAGGTTGTTCATGTTCTGCGAGCAGTCGCTTTACAATGCAAGTTTCTGGGTTCCTTTCGAGAACAACGGACCTGGTCTATGGAGCAGGATGAAAAAGCAGGGAGAAGGTTTCCTGTTGAGACTGTTTAGGAATAATTATTTCAAGGGCAAGACTCCTGATGAGGCGTATGTTGTCATCTGTGATGAGAGCAATAATACGACCGAAGAACAGGATGCTGGTTTCGTTACCATCGACTATTATTTGGCGCCTGGAAAACCGGCAGAATTCGTTAGGCTCAGGTTCCAACAGAAGGTCGACTAGTAAAGGAGGATAGAAGAAGATGGCACGGACAACATCAGAAGATCAGATTCAGAGCTTCAGGTTTCGTGTTTTTGAGGATGCTAGTGGTCCTGGAATCTTTGCGGATGAGAATCCAATTGCAGGGTTCACAACAGTGACTACGCCTGAGATAACTTCGGAGACGGCGACTCATCGGACGGGGTCTGAGAAGACGACCAAAAAGTTTCTGGGATCTGTCGAATATGGCGATGGTACGCTGTCTCGGGGTATCCTTCTTGGGGACTCGACTTTCTACAACTGGATCGAAAGGTATCGGAACAAACAGCCGTTTCGTACAGATCTTGAGATAAGGGTGTACAACCAAGAAGGTGATGGTACGTCTCCTGATGATCAGTATGTCAAGGCTGAAACTTGGAGGGAGTGCGTACCGACGTCTGTCAAGCCACTTGGGGATCTCGATGCGGCATCAGCCGATGTGAACCTTCAAGAGATTACAGTTGCGGTCGAAGAGGTTGAGGTTGATTCCCCAACGGCTTAGTCGTTATTGGTTATGATGTATGGCAAGGACTCAAATCCAGGACGATCTCTTATCGCATGAGTTCCACATTATTGATGTGGACGTGCAACCCCCGTTTAACCCACCTTTTGTTCTTTGGCCCACTGTAGGGTTCTCAAATATTTCTCCACCTGAGATGACGGTTGAGACAGAAACCATTTCAGAGGGGACTAGTGATTATGTTTACACGGTACTAAAAAAGGCTTCTACTTCGAGCATCACACTTTCGAAAGGTGTCAGTATGTTCAATGCTGATTTTTGGAAGTGGATGGCCGGTGCAATAGCAGGTAAGAATGAGAGTTCTCTTGGTCTTACGACGACGGCAAGTATTATACCTCCAGCGAGAAGGCGAAACCTGTTGTTGCTACATTCGTCTGGTTTATCTGTTGAAGGGATCAAGGAAATAATCGAGACTGGTTCATTTATTGACAAAGCGCGAGCGGTTCAGCTCTTACCGGCTGCTGGAGTTACGGCATTGACTTCTGCGGCCGTTTCAACATTGAGTCAGGGAGTAACAGACCTCAACATGTTGGCGGTCCCTGGAAGGGCATATATGCTGTTTGATTGCCTTCCGATAAGGTATCGTGCTGCTGGTGAATTTGATGCCAGTACGACTGCTGTGAGTATTGAGGAGCTTGAATTGTCATATACGAGATTTGAGCTAATGGGAGCGCTTGGGTCATGAGTCTAAGGAAAAGAGGATATCTTTCAGAGCTTACTACTTCTTCAGATGTTCCTTCGATAGTGAAGCCGTTTGCTGTTGTGAGAAGACGTCGAGCGAGGGCTCTTGCGATTGATGTTTTGTCAAAGGCTTCTGAGCGAATCGGTTCGAGAAAACTCAAACCACCAAAGAAGAAAAGAAAAAGGGATAAAAACAGTTTGTTGCGTGGGTTGATGTAAAAAAAACGTTTTTTTACTATGCGACAAGTTGAATTGCTCAGTATGTGTACATTAAGCTGTTCTTGTGCACAAAGGAGGCATAACATGGGCACAGATGAGACACCCAAGGGAACATCAGAACATGACATGAAGAGGCTTCAGCTTCGGATACCAATGAGCCATTATAAAGAGCTAAAAATGCTTGCTGAATATGATGGTCGGACCGTTACGGACCTCATACGTCAAGTGCTTGGTTCGTTTCTGAGGGATACTGGACAAAGTACGGAAACAGAGTCAGGAGAAAAGAAATGACTATTACTACGCTAGAAGATCCGAAGGTCCCGAGCGGTGAATTTGTTTTGCCAACGGGGGTTTTAATTAGGGATGCAAAAGGGGGGGTACATCTTCTAAACAAAATTAAACTGAAAGAGATTTCAGGTGCTGAGGAAGATGTGATTGCAAACGACAAAATGGGGTTCACAGCAAGGATGCTTGATGTGGTTGCCGGTTGCACGGAGAGCCTATCCGATGAGGAAGGCAATGTGATGGATGACCCAAAAAGAATTTCGAAGCTTGTCAGAAAATTTGCTATCGGTGATTTGACGGCATGTTTGTTCTATATTCGGATTATTTCTGTTGGAACAGAATATCGCCAATTGGTCACCTGTCCATATCCGAAGTGTGATGCCGGTAATGGTAGGCCATATTCTTGGACGGCAAGGTTTGATCTTTTTAATGATTTTCCTGTCAAGAAATGCAAGCAAGATCCTATGAAAGATGTCCACGAGTATACCTCTAAAAAAGGTACTCATATTACGTGGAAATACATGGATGGTGAGGCCAGGTTGAAGTTTGAGTCAAATGCAACTACGAGGGAAAGGGCAACTGCGGCTCTAATGATGCGTGTTGTTACGGTAAATGGTGAACCTGCAACATTCAACAACTTGAGAAGTCTTGGCATGATGGATCGTAAAGAGATCCGTGATTATATGGTCGAGCAAGAGGGTGGCATAGACACGACGGTTGAAGCTGAGTGCAAAAATTGTGGTCATGTCTTCAAGAATGAGCTGGAAATGGCAGGCTTTAGTTTTTTCGTCCCTTCGGAGACGTTGGAAGATTAGAGGATGAAATTAATTTCCTCATGAGTTCACGTGGTATGAATTATGGGGACCTCTATAGAATGCCATCGTCTAGGAGATACAGGCTTGTTGAGTACCATGCAGATTTCTTAAAGAAGATGTTACAGCGCAATCCTTTTGGATTGTTTTAAATGTCCGGGGTAGAAAGAGGTGGTTGGGATATGGGTTTTTTTGAGAAAGGAGGTACGATATGCGCCGGTGGGTGCTTCCAAGAGTAAGACACTGTAAGGATGGTTGTTGAATGTCTCTTTTTTTTATTCTTTGCGTCGGGTTCTCAATATCGCATTCAATTGCGTATCTTCATATTTTTCACTGGTTCAGAAAGTTTATTTCCGGTGTTGATGACAAAACATTTTATCGGATAATAATCTGTAAAGAAGTTAAATTTAGGGTTGGTTTTTTTGGACGTCTTGTTAGGTGTCATGCCTGTCTTGGTTTCTGGGTTGGTGTTTTCTTGTACTGTTTCAACGGTAATCCTATAGTGAAAGAGATGATTACCTTTGGTCAAATTGCTGAGACAGTTGGTTTTGCTTTTTTGCAGCTTGGATTCAACAGTCTTGTTTGGTTGATACTTCGACGTCTCGGAGCAGAGGAGCTTTGACATGGCAAATAATTTTGATGGTCTTGGTGTCGGCTTCGAGGTAGAAGACAATGATTCAACAAAAAATGTAGACAACCTTGCGTCATCATTTACTGATTTGTGGGGAACTCTGAAGCGGGTAGGAAGTGCTGTTCCAAGAGTTGGGGCCAGTATGACCCGTGGTTTTCGTAGACTCGGGGCCTCTAGTGCTAAATCAGTTGGGATGATGAGCACAGCTGTTGGTGCATTGATAGATAAGGCCATGGATCCTCAATTGGATTCGGCATATGCCTCGATGTATGCTGGTTTTAACAAAGAATTCTCGGCGTTGACAGCTGGCATGAAAGAGACGGAAGGTGACCTTACCCGGTCGAGAAAGAGGATTGGTGGAATCGCTCAAGGGATGGGGGAAGATATGAATCAAGCTGCTCAGAACTGGCTGGCTTTTGAGCAGAGGGGTATTGAGTTAGATAAGGTGCTCGGGACTCAAGGGTTGACCAAGACAATGCAGGGCATGATCAAGGTGACTTCTGTCTTTGGTCTGGAAGGACGTCAGTGGGCAAACATTGCTGCCAGTCTAAAAAATTCATATGGTCTAACGGAAGAAGCAATTGGGGGTCTAGGGGACAAGATTGTTGCTGTTGGTAGAGAGTTCAATATGGGGCGTGAGGCGATACAGTCTTGGCCCAATATAATGCAGGTGTTAAATAAGGAGCTCGCTGATTTTGGTCAGGAGATAACACCAGACAAATTGGATAAGCTCACAACATCGCTGGTCCAGTTGGGAGGTGGATTTAAGCAGGCTCTTGGTATTGATCCAGCTGAAGCGATGGAGTTGGCAACACAGTCGTTTTCAACATTAGCGGCTGAGAGGAAAA